CGAGGTCTTCCGCTTCATAACCCCACGGCGTCCTCATTTATCCTTAGGCGCGCGGCGGGCTTTATTGGCGGGTGTTTTCTTTGATTTGTCTTCCGGCTTCTTTTCGACAGCGCCTTCAGGCTGTTCGCCTTCTTCGTACTGCCATTCCTTGCCGTTGATGATATAGATCTTCAGCATGTCGCCGCCTTTCACTACAAAAACAGGGAGACGCCGAAGCGCCTCCCCTCATTGATCATTATTCTCAGGACGCCTTGGTCAGCACCTTGAAGCCTGCAGGTCTGCGGACCGCGAGAGCGAGTCTCTCCTCGGCGCGGATCGTCATCAGGTTCTTGACGAAATCGTCCTCGTTGGAGTTGGTCGCCTCGACGGAGACACCGTCCTTGGAGACAACGGAGCCGCAGGTCTTGAATGCGCCGACAACGATCTTGCCCGCCGTGATGGAGGGAGTCACGCACACAGGGAAGCCCCAGAGATTCGGGACGCTCTGCGGACCGAAGAAGCCGCCGCCGTAGTAGCGGCTCTCGCCGTCCTTTGCGACGCGAAGGTTATACCACATTGTGGGGTTCATCGCGATCGCCGTAGCCGGGAATCCGGACTGCTCCTGAACGTCCATAGCCGCCTTGAGGATCGCATCGGCGATGTCGGTCTCGGTCGCACTGGCTGCGATGCTTCCGGTCTGGATGCCGGATGTAGCGAGCAGGTCAGCGACGAGTGTGTTCTGCTCCTTCAGGCCGAGAGCATAGAGCAGGCGGCCGTTGATCGCGGATGCCAGGAAAGGATAGTCGTTGATGTACTCATCAGACTCCTTGATGAATTCCGTGATCTTCTTAAGGCTTACGGTCTTGGGATCAGGATCCGCGAAGTGTACCTGTGCCTTCTGTGCGCCCTCTGCGGTCTCTGCGGGCTCGCCTTCCATAGCGCCCTCAACCAGATAGACCAGAGTGGATCCGGAGATAGTCTCCGCTCCGAACAGGTCACGGATCACCAGGTCGATGCGGGGCGCAGTGACCACATTGCGGTCGAAAGTCGTAGCGAAATCAACTGCTACTGCAGGAGAAGTCTGGATGTCGGTCGCTGCCTTAAATGCAGGTGCGAAATATCTGAACTTCTGGCCGTTCTTTCTGGCGTTGTTCTTTTTCAGGATCTCGACGAAATTGTCGCCAATCGTCCTGGGAGCCTGTGTGCCCTTCTCTTCCCTGTCTGCAGGTGTTGCTTCTCCATTGGAATTGAGGCCCTTCATGAGCTCCTCCGCTTCATCCGCTGCCTTTACCTTATCCTGCAGCTCCTTTACTTTGGCGATCGCCGCCTGGAGATCATCCGCGGACTTCACACCCTTCTCCACCGACTTTTTGACCTCTGTCATTTCTGCGATTGCTTCCTTCAGCATTTCTTTAAGATTCATCTGTATTTCTCCTTTTCGATGATGTTTTCTGCTTCTTTAAGAAGTTCCTCCCGTCTCTTCTGCTCCTTGGCGTTGACCGTATCCAGTTCCTCCGCCTTGGCTTCTGATCCGCTAGGCTCTTCCTGTATATCGTCAATCTCGTCATCCAAAAGTTGATTGGCGAGAGAGATGATCTGTTTGATGATGTCCTCGTCCGACTTACTGTTGCGCCTTCCGGACTTCACGGAAATCACGGACGTGTCGGAGTTGGCCGGATACATCACAAGGCTCACCTCGTGGATGATCAGCTTGCGGAGCTCGTTCGCCTTGCGTCCGTCTTCCAGAGTGACCTCTGCGGCTTCCAAGACGTCATAAGAGAACGAGAATTTGCAAAGCCTTCCGTCCATGGCAAGCTCACGCGCCCTCTGCGCTTCCTTCGTGTCGTCGAATGTCGCCACAAACTTGAGACCATGGTCGTCCTCTTCCAGCTCGACCACCGTCCCGATAAATGCATTGATGTTGTAGGAATCGTGATTAAGCAAAAACGGAAGGACTCTGCCTTCCGCTTTGAGCTGTTCGATATATTCCGCAAATGCGCCCTTGGCTACGACATCACCGTAGCTGTCTGGCTCTCTTGTCCATGTCGACGCATAGCCGACGATCATTCCGTTTTCGGCTTTGGCGTCAATCGTTTTTGTCTTTCTCATAATCAATCCCTCACTTCCACTTCCAGAATGCAATGGCAGTTCGCCACATCTTCGACATCTAGATTGTCGATGTCGCCCGGCCACATCGCGCCATTCGAAAATGGCTCATCATACTGCACCGTCTCGCCATTCATGGCCGCATGGGATGCCCTTGGATTCATGGATGTCACAAGCCACGACTTAAATACGTTCTGCCCGGGCTTTACATTCTGCCTGCATGCTTCCATCTCCGCCCATCCGATCAGGGCGCCCGCAAAGGCACGCCCCGCACTCTCGGCCCGGTTCTCCTCGGCGTGTTCAAATACGCCCTCAGGCGTCGCCTTGAGCGCTTCGTTGTCCTCGTCATCCTCATCGGCTTCCAGAGCTTCCATCAGTTCCTTGTAGGTCGTCTGATTGACCATCTCTGCGCGGCGCTTGCACATGGCTCTGATAAATGCCTCTGTGCGGTCGGGGTCATATTCGCCGCCGACAAACAGCTTTTCGGTCGTCTCTTTGGCGGCCGCATTACTCAGGCCGAAAGCTTTCTCAAAGAGATCTTCTGCAAGCTCTTTATTCCATCGGTCCTCATCCCACCATTCCGCCGACTTGCTCCCCAATTTGGACAGGATGCTCTTTTTCTGGCGCTTAAAAAAAGAGCGGTACACAGCTGCCAGCTGCTCGCTCTCTTCCTTCGTCGGTTTGCCTCGCGACTTGCGCGCCTCCGACTTTTTCAATATGTGCTGCGCTGAGTTATACCTCTCGACCGTCGGGTCCGTGTCCCTGGGCGATGCCAGTCCGCCCGTAACCACATTGAGCGGTGTGATCAGCTCGTCGCCTCCCTCAATCGCAGGAAGGTCGAGCCGCGCTCTCGCTTCGTTCCTGGAAAGAAACGGCCCGCCCACGGCACTAGACAGCGTCATGATCTTCTCCTCGAATGTGCCCTCGGTCTTGATCGTGATATCGTAGGCGATATAATGGCCATCCGGCTCTCCTACTCGCTTGAGCAGGACCATGTTGAGGCGGTCGGTCGCCTGCATCAGCGTCGGCGCGAGACAGTCATTGTACAGTGCTCTCGCGTTATCCTTGGCGCTCGCGTAGGTCTGCCCGCTGCCCGGCCAAATCATAGCCGGGTTCACATGATAAACCGCAGCGCAGTCCTCTCTGGATAGCTTCACGGATTCGGCCCACTGTGAATCTTTCGAGTTAAACTGGACGGTCTTGATCTCCATTCCGTCCTCGAGGATCGGCATTCCACCTCCCTCGCCCGCTTCGTTTCCCGCCCAGGATGCTTTCCATGTTTCTTTGAATCGATTAAAAGCTGTCTCCGACCACTGCGCGACATCCTTCGGCCTTGTCAGGTAAGCATTGAATCGTCCGCCTCTGTGCCACATCTGACGACGGAATCTGTTCGACTCGATCTGCTCATGCAGAGTCTCCGTGAGCGCGCTGATTCTGCTATACTGCCGCATCGGGTCCGTCGGGTCATATCCGTGGAACAGGATGAACTTATCAGCCGGGACCTCGATTGCACTGCCTCCGTTCAGAGCACAAATCACGATTGCCTCCGGAGCAAACGGAGAGGATCCCTTGAAGCTCTGGATCCAGTTCGCCGGAATTGGCCTCAGTTCCCATCCGCTCGGCGTGTATTTGCTCGGAACGATCAGCGTCAGAAATCTCTCGTACAGAAGCAAGTCTGAATACATCCACCGCTTGAATTCAAATGCGGTCATGTCCTCATTCGGATTCTGTAACAGGAGCGCCGCCGGGCTGTCTAGGATCCTGCGCCTGTCTGTGTCACTCACCCGGTCGTAAACCTTAATCGGCACCTGCGCCGCATTGTCTGCCAGAAAGCTGATGACCGCGCGGAGATTCGGCTGTGTCCTGTAGAGCTCCGCCGCGTCCATATTGGCGACGCTGACGCCATAGTCGCCGCCGTATACGTAAGTATATTTCGGCCGGAATAAATTCCTGAGGCCGTCTAAAATCG